ATGACAGAAAAAAGTAAATATTATTATGAGTGGGGTAGAAACTCAACATCAACAACAGTAAACCCTAAAATGAAAATGAGTAAGGAAGAATTAGGTATAGAAAAAGAACACATAACAAGAACTGGTGGGTTGTTTCCTACTGGTACTAGATCAATGGATGCTAAGTCTGACAACAGAGTACCTGATTACTACAAAGGTAAGAATGGTTATGAAGCTAGAATGGTATGTGATAATTTTGATTTATCATATCACCTTGCTACTGCAACAACTTACATCTTACGAAGTTATCACAAGCATGATACTCCTGTAGATTGTTTACAGAAAGCTATAGCTCATTTACAATTTGAGTTAGAAAAAATTAATCGTAATGCAAAAGCCAATCTTTAGAGTATTTGTAAAATACAATATTAGAAACAAAGGAGCTGCAAGTAAAGGCAAGAATGGTGTTATAGATACATTTGCATTAACAGACAATATAAAAACCATAGAGAAAGATGAAGAGATACATAATCGCATCTGCTATCTAAACAAAAAGAAATTAGATAAAGTAGTAATAACAATAACAGATGTTGAGGTTGAAGATCAGTATGGGTTTACAACAGATAGATTTTAATTATGCCTAAGATAAGAAAAATAAGAACATCAGATAGAAAGGATAACAGAGGTGGTGGTTATTCTAAAAGAAAGTTTACCTTCCAAGAAGCAGAGGGGATAAGGGGGGAGTACCATAGGGGGGGTATATCAGTTTCAGCACTTGCTCGTAAATACGAAGTATCACAACCCCTCATGTACCAACTAATCAAAGGTACAACCTACAATGAATAAAGAAGCAACAGTACAGTCTGCATTTTGTACATACATTAAGTTGCAATACCCTACTCTTAGATACTGTGCCAGTTTAGGTGGTATAAGAACATCTATGAAACAGGCAATACTCGCTAAAAAGACTGGATATGTCAAGGGTTTCCCTGATATGCAGATACTAAAAACAAACTCACATTATTCAGGACTCTTTATAGAAGTCAAAGCAGATAAGAAATGCTACCCATCTAAACATCAGAAGGAATGGATAGAAGATTTAAACAACGAAGGTTACTATGCTGTTGTTTGCAAAGGTCTTGATGACTGCATTGAAACTCTTGAATGGTACATGAAACTGCTGTGAAACTGCTGTGAAACTGCTAGGTATTTTGCATAGGGCATTTTGACCACGATTTTCCTAAATCACTTATTATCATACACTTATATTTTCTGACATATTGTCTTATTAACATTTTTGTAAACATTATGTTGATTATTAAATATTTTTTTATACATTTGTCAAAAAAAACAATTAAATATGGAAAAAGTAAAAGTTTTAAATACTGATGGTTTAGATAATAAAACAAAAGAAATATTATCTAAAGAATGTTATTTTATAAAAGAATATATAGAAAACGAAACTTTATTTTATGAAATTAAAAACATAGAAAACAAAATAGTAAGAATATTTCCAGAAAGAATACAAATAAAAAACAATAAATAAAAAATTATGAAAACGATAGAAAATAATCCTAATATGAAAGATTACATAGAAAAATATATACTACCATACGACACTGATGAAAATCAATTATCTTATGAAAGAGGACAGTTAGAATATGATACAGATTATGTCAAAGAACACATGGAATATAATGAATTATACAAAAACAATTAATATGATAACAATTATTAAAGATTATTTCTTATATGATAGGGCAAACAATAGTTTAGTAAAGTTTGATAGTGGAGATATAGTATTATATGGAAATAAAGAGGAAGCAATAGATGATAAGTATGGTAACGAGGAAGTAATACAATTTGAAAATTTACCTATAAATAAACAAAAAGAAATTATAAAACAATTAAAAAACAATTAATATGTACAACTACGAACAACATTTTATAGACATGGTAAGCAATTGTTGTGGCGATACTATGGAAGAAGTAAACGAGTTTTGTTATGCGTGTGGTAATAGATCAAATAACGAGATAATAAATAATGGTACTTATTGTATCGTATGTAAAGAAGAGAACGAAGTTACAGAAGAAATAGTTTGTAACTCATGCGAAGAAATTTGTGAGCCAATTGAAGAATATGAATACGATCAATTAAGAAGAGATGAACTTAAAGAAATGCAACGTGATTGCAGAACTTAAACAACAACAAGAACTAGATAAATTGTATAAACAAAATACAATAGAATTGAATGATTATTTTGCATATAGTGGTAAGCAAGAAGTAAAAAATAAATTTACTAGAATTTATGAAGATTATAATTTTAATAAAAATATTTCTGTAAACAACGATATGTCAAAATATGTGCTGAAGGATTATAAAAAAAGTAAAATTAAAAATAAATAAAATGGATATTATATTAACAGTAGGATTAGCAATTGCAACTTATGGTTTTGGTTTTTTAAGTGGTGTGATCAACACAACAGAAACTAAAGAGATACAAGAAAATAACAAGCCAATAAACGAAGATAGAAAACAAGCATTTGAGTTTGCTTTTAAAAACTTTATAAATAAATAATAACTAAACTAAAAACAATTATGAATAACTTTAAAAAAAATGATTTGTTAATGATAATTAACGAATATCAAAACTATACTAATCAATTTATAAATATATCAGATGAAGATATTGACAAATTATATTTTCAGATAGCCAAAAATGATAATTACCAAGATGAATTATTGCAACAACAAAATATGTCAAATCATATCTTTGATTTATATAGCAATGCTTTGTTAAATAAAATAAAAGAATAATTATGAGTGGTAAACTACCAGTAACTAATTTCTCAGATACTACCTTAACATTCTTATGTATACTAGCTATTCTCTTTGGGGGGTGCTAGGGGGTATAGGGGGTACTAGGGGTATCTCTTATAAATAACTAACTAAAAACAACAATAAAATGAATACAATAACAACAGATCAAGCAAAAAAAATAATTTACGATAACAATTGTAAAATATTTAATGTAGAGTTTATAAAAAAAGATGGTACGCATAGATTAATGACTGCCAGACTACAAGTCAAGAAAGGTGTCAAGGGTGTAGGTCTTAACTTTAATCCTTCACAACATAATCTTATAACTGCCTACGATATGCGAAAGAAAGCCCATAGAATGATTAACTGTAACAACTTAGTGTCTTTATCAGCTAATAAGCAAAAGTATCTTATAAGCGATTAAAAAGCTATTCACAGTAATATTAAAGAGTATATTAATTTATACTCTTTTTTTTTATAAAATTTTAAAAAATATTTTTGTAACTGCTACAAAACTGTTACGAAACTGTTGCGAAACTGTTGGAACTGCCCAAGATCAAGAGATTTTTAGTGTTTTTCTTCTAGTGTCTTATCTAGTAACTATTTAAAAATCAATTATTTGACTGACAAATCGACATTAAAATAAATTAAAATTAATTAACATTTTTTATTGTCAATTGTTTAAAAAGTGTAATTTTACCAAAGTATTAATTTAAAAAACTAAAAATGAATATAATAAAAACTAATCCAAAATCTATATTATTAGAATTGACTCAAAGACAATTAAATATTATCTCGGCTAATTTAGAATTACAAATTTATGATTTAGAAGATGCAAATAACGATCTAGATAAAAAAGCAATAAAAAACGATTGTATAGATATGTTATCAGAATTACAAAAAATAGGGATATGGGGACAATTACCAACAATAAAAAAACAATAATATGATATTAGAAAAACAGAAACGAATTAATAGAAATAAAAAAAACATCTTTAAAAATATATTATGCAATACTTTTATTTTTATAATATTTTTTATAGGTTCAATTGGCCTTCTAATGTTAGGAGCTCTACTAGATAAAATATAATATTAACTTAAAAACTAAAAACATGATAAACTTAAACATTAACCAGATATTAACACAAAATAGTAAATTAAAAAAGACTAGTAAATTAAATAATAAAAGAGTCTTTAATTTTGGAATAATAGCAAATAAATCTTTAGAAGGCAAAAGCACCTGTCCATTTGCAAAAGGTTGTTTGGGTGCTGATTATAAGTGTTATGCTCAAAAGGGTGCATATGCATGGCCAAAAGTAAAAGAAGCATACAATAACAGATATTTGTTAACTAAACAGGATAATTTTATTAACTTAATGAATGAGGCAATACAAAAAAAGAAAGTTGATATATTAAGACTCCACGATTCAGGAGATTTTTATTCTATTGCTTATCTTAATAAATGGGTAGAGATAGCAAATGGAAACAAAGATGTAATATTCTATGCATATACAAAAAGTATACCATTTTTTAAACGTACTAAAGAAAACAACAACAATTGGTTATTGCCAAATAATTTAAAAATAATATTTAGTGAGGGATCTAAAAAGGATAATTTGATTAACACTAGCAAAGATAGACATTCACGCATCTTTAAAGACATTAAGAGCTTATTAAGTGCTGGATATATTAACGCTAGTGACAACGATTTGAACGCTATTACAGATAATAAAAAAGTAGGTTTACTACTACATTAATAAATAACAATAAAACAATAAAAGAAAATGCAAAACTTAACTAAAAACAATATTAAAAAATATATTAAAGAAAATTATAATATATTAAAGAATGATCCAGAATGCTTACTATTTGCAAGTAGACAAACAGCAAAACAATATAAAACTAAAGCAAAAGAAGTATTTCTATTTATGATAGAGGACAAACCAATTACAAATATTTATACACACAATTACGGCTTTAATACTAAAAAAGGTAGAGCAATTAAAAGTTATTTTAAATACCAATACGATCAAAGATTAGGCGATTATCTACCATTTTAAACACTAAACAATTAAACAAATGAATAAAAAACAATTAGAAGAAATAAATAATAAGTTTAAACATTTATTAGATATTATAAAAGATAATCAAAAAGAAATTTTTAAACTAAAATATAAATTAAAATTATATTCTATTAATCAAAACAATTTAGAATTAAATAAACATTTAGATATGAATAAACAAACATTATCTAATGAATTACAGTTATATATGCAAAAGAATGATATTAAAATTTTGTTTTGATCTGAATTAATAACTAAACAATAATAATTTAAAGGTGCTTTTATTAGTACCTTTTTTTTTGTCTATACTTTAGTATTAAACTATTATTTAATTGCTTTAAATAGTCTTAAAAGAGCTTTAAAATGATATTATAACGTTTGTTTGTATACGTTACTTTGTTTAATTAGTGTTAATCTTTGTTAATTTAAATGGGTGAATAATTTACTTTTTTCTTTTTAGACATACTCTTTACAGTATTTTAAACAAAAAAAAGAGATAAAAAGATATAAAAGAATGTTTTATTGTCAGTTTTTCGCAAACTTTCGCAAACTTTAAACAGTTTTTGTTCTGACATCATGTCAGTAATTGTTTTGTTACTTTTTGTAACTATTAGAGGAGATTTTTAATTCCGTCAATCTGAAGCCTACCTGCTTTTAGCCACATAAACACACATAACCAAAACCAAAGTTCAATTTTATAACTAGTATATTACAGATATTCTCCTTCCTTTTGTAAAGAAAATCAAAAAATCTATACAAAGATAAACTATTATGTATAAAAAAATCAATTTTCTTTACATATGCAATTATATACTTTAAGTTATCTTCCATTAAGCTATAATAGTTACTAAAAAAATTTCAAAGTTCTATTTTATAATTAGTATGTTTTATACAAGATTATTAGGTGCGATATGAGCAGCAATGATCTCTATAGAGTTACAAACGAGAAGAAGAGATTAGTTTACTTCT